ATCGATAATTTCAAGCGTGACCCACTCGGATCGGTGACCGCGATGGTCAACGATCCCAAGAGCGTACTCAAAAACATAAACATACAGATACCAGACAGCGTGAAGAGCTTAAGCGATATGGTTCCCCAGAGTATCAAGGATAAGATTGTTCCTAAGGAACTACAGGAGCTTGTTGGCGTCGCTCCTTCTGCAACGGTTCCGCGTATCGATACCGACGAAAAGACTAGTGCTGAGTCCATTACGCCCGAGACATCTCCCCAGCCCCCTGCGTCTTCCCGAAAGATTGACATTGCTCCCCCCGTTCGCCGAGCAATAACTCCTGAACCGATTGCAGAAGAGAAGGAGCAGGATGCGAAAGAGGAAGAGGAAAAGAAACAGGATGTCAAGGTTGAGACTGTTACGGGAGTAGTTGAGGATGCTGGAGTTGTTGTAAGGAGGGACGAAGAGGATGCTCTATCTACAATTCTAAAAATTGATCCCGCCGACTTAGAAGCGGTTCAGGCCTTCCTACGATCCAAAAACGCTCACCATAAGATCATATGAAGTGGGTCAACCGCATGAAGATTCACCGAAGACGCCCGAGTGTGGGCCGAAAACAGATAGTACGCAAATTCGTTCATAGCTGAAATATCGTACAGCGCAGACAGCAGTAGACCTGCAATATCATTACTGAGTAGCGTCATGGACTCGTACGTATTCATCACATTCCTCATGTTTTTCAGCCAGTTATGGTACTTGAAGACTGTAGCATCGCCGGTATGAGTATGCCACCACCGAGTATCTTCTGTCAGCGTATGAATCAACATCGTTAACTGGGGAAACTCCAACGAGATGAAATGTTCGTGATGAACATCGTACTCGTGTTCGCGAAGGATCTGGGCGATCCGCAACCACCGATTATCGCGGCGTTCAAGAATCGTCATTCTTGTTTGCTGACCTTCGTGGTAAATTGGCAGGCCACGTTTCCTGCGGTAAACCCAGAGCTTCCGGAGACGGCGCGTATCCTCCTTCGACAACATCGTTCGAGTATACGGATTACGAATATCCAGTTCCTTCTGCGACCACTGAAACATCGAGCGCTGATCAAACCACCAAACCTTTCCGTCCTCTTCGATGGAAAAGTAATCGAGAGGATGCACTGCATTCTTTCCGTCGAGTGTAACAATTTCGTCGTCGTTATGACACAGGGACCGTTTCAGAACACCCTTGCCGGCAAGACGTATTGGTACACGAACAATAAACCCTCGACACCGAGCCTGGAAGCGAATAAGAATACGGAGAAGGGACGGATGGGTCGCGATCCAGGCATTGGGTTTCTTACACTTCATATGTCGACCACAGTATGCAAACTTAGACAGAGCTTTTGATTCGCATCTGTCTAAAGACATTTTGTTTTTACATGCCAGACAGCTCATTCCCTTACCTTCTTACTAGTGAATGATACGAAAACCGAATTCGGAAACCGATACGGAAACGTGAGCGCAAAACGGATCGGGCGCAGTCTAGAGGTTAGAATAGCACAACCAAGAGTAAAGAAATGTCCGCACCTGCCGTCGTTAACATCTGCAAGATCAATGCATCCGATATCGTGTTTGGCGAAGTCAAGCGTAACGCAAAGGGTGGTGTATCAATTCCGTTCAAGTACAAGGGCCAGAATGTACAGTTCCGTTTCCCTCAATTCGGGTTTCCTGGCGGCTGCCTCGTCAAGGAGAACGAGAATAAGGATGGTAGCGTATCGACGTCTTACACGATGTCTGCGTCCCTGCAGGGCTGCGATCCGTATGCGCAGGCGCCGTCGACTGGTACGGATGACGTGTCGAAGGCGTACAACTTCCTGCGCGAGTTCCAGGAGGCGGTGATTCAGGCAGCGGTCGCGAACTCGGGCGCGTGGTTCGGCAAGAAGCGTGGCGAGGAGTCTATCCGCGATTCGTTCAATAAGTTCCTGAGCGTATCGGTCGACAAGACGGCGGATGGCTGGGTGCCGAATGGCAAGTACCCACCGTCGCTCCGCTTCAAGATGCCGGTGTACGACGGCAAGGTCTCGATGGAGGCGATTGATGCGGAGGAGAACGATATCCGTCTCCAGCCGTCAACGCTGCAGGATGCGTTCCCGAAGGGCTGCCAGGCGAAGATCGTGGCAAGCGGTAGCATCTATGTCATCGGTCAGGGCTTCGGTCTGACGTGGAAGCCGAGCTACGTGCAGGTCTACCAGCGCAAGCGTCAGACGGCGCGCGAGATGTTCAAGGACGATGAGGACGACGGCGAGGATGCTCCTGCCCCAGTCGCGGGTGGTGCGAAGGCGGCGCTCGGTTCAGATGAGGACGAGGAGGAGGATGCTGAGGACGAGGAGTCTGCGCCTGTCTCGGCCCCAGCTCCTGCTCCTGCTCCTGCGCCGGCTCCTACGCCAACTGTGGTTGTCGAGGTGTCTGAGTCCAAGCCGGCTGCTAAGGGTCGTCGTAAGATTGGTGCGACGGCGTAAGCGCGCGTATCGGCCGGAGGTATGTAGAGAATACCATCATCATCAACAAATAATGTGAAAAACACGTTGTATCGTGGCTCGTGTTTTTCCATTTGGCATCCAACATGGTTCTTACCCCTGCACCGTATACATAGCGAATCTGGAGCATCGTACACCGGAATATCCGATGGTCGAACAATCGTGAGCGAGGTTCGGGAGCGTAGGGAATCTACCGTTGTCCATCCGTTGCGCATACAGTCTTCGTAGGCAGGCGCGGACATAATGTTCCACAGGGTTCGGTCTCGGCATCCCCAGTCTTCCTGGAATAAGGTGGAATAGACATTCTCACGAAACCAGTAGCAGGTATGGTCTTCACCGCGATGTTCGGCCAGACCTACACGCTGATTGTTTTCGTCGTAGAGCCAGTACACTTGGAAATCGTTGTTCGAATAGATAGGATCTACGTTTCCCCGAAACACCAGACGTCCATCGTAGTTGTACTCCTCGACGTCTGTATTCAAATCAAAATCGGCAATGTCAGTATCGGAAGGATACACGACGTTGCGATGAAAGGATAACATTACTTCACACTACGAAAACGATACCGTAATTTTTACGTCGTGCTTCTTCAGCGACTTGGTTGCCGAATGCGACAGTTCGTGGCGCTTCTTGCGAGTATGCTCGACCCCTGCCTTCTTTGGCTCGCCAGAGGCGTTCATGCGGGTCTCCATATCCGCATGGATATCGTCGCGATGCTCAAACAGGTACTCAATCACATCGTCCTCCATCGCCCACGCAAAGAAATTCAGCTGCCCCACTGTGGTCGATACCCCCTGAAAATCAATGCGAGCATGGCGACAGAAGGGGTCGAACATCTTCTTACTATAGGCCTTCAGGTGGGACTTGTACGCTAGGTACACGATGACGTGCCGCCCAGCTTTTGAAATATAGGATACGTTATTCATCTTAGAATAGTTGGTGACAAACCAGTCGAGAATACGCAAGGAAATATTCGTCTTGTTAGCTAGAATATCGCGGAGAAGAGATAGGCGTTCGGGAGTATAGAAATTGGTTAGACGATGAAGGACCCAATCCTCCTGCGTAGAGATCTCCGTAGTAGCAACGGTCGTCATTGTTTAAGACCGACACCTTTTCTGTAAGCGACTCTTAGAATTATATTGATGTATAGTAAATGCCGTCTCTAGCCCAGCTTCGTGATCAGCTCCGGAACGCAAAGCACATTCTTCACGTCGCTCACACCGGAAAGCACCCGGTCAGTGGCAAGGAAGATCTGCTACTGCATGATATGTACAAGAAGAAGCCCCACCTTGTTCGCGAGGCGGAGGAGAACGTAGTTGCATTAGAGCAGGCGATTCGGGACAAGTCCAAGCGCAAGACTACGAAGGGCGGTCGCCCTCGTCGTGCAACTCGTAGCCGTCGTCGTCGGATGTAAAACGAATACCTTTTCACAGATCTCTCGGGATAGACTAATGGATGTCTTCGAACTACCGCTTGATGAGTGTACCCATCTTACACACAGGATCAAGAAAATCTGCAGGGATCGTGGATACCACTATGGGAATTATAAAGCGCAGGTATATCGACTTCTGGGTACCCACATGGGTAAGGTCTGGGCTAGGCGACGTGCGATCTTTAAAGTCCTCCGAGACTACGGTGTTGCTGACCAGCGAACAGACGCTTGGCACGCCAAACGCTCGGAAATGATCACAGCATCTGAGGTCACCAAAGCATTCAAGAGCGCGACTCCTTCTGCGAAGAAGGAGCTTCTGATGCGAAAGCTCGATGGTCCCAAGCCGTCGGGAGG